TATATAAGCTCCAAATGCTGAAATAAATCTATTTCCAGGCAATACTTCAGTAACTTTATGACAAAGAATGGCATGTTTGAAAGTATTACCTCTTGAATCATATCCATTTCTTATTACTACAGGTTCGTTTTCTTCTATTGTATCTACTTCACCAATTATATGTTCTCCTTCATTTAATGAAGATTGATGATGTTTGAAGAACTTTATTTCTTTTGTTATTTTTGTTAACATAATTTTAAATATTAAAGGGGATAGGTCTGTGCGTTTTCCTAATGACATATATACAGAACGTCCTGGCAAAAGGTACGATACTCTCTATCCCCTTATGAATTAATTAATTAATATCTGCATACATACTTCTTTCTTTTAATTCATTATGAATTTCTGTTGATCCAACATTATCTCCTCTACGTTCATCTTCAATTCGATTAAGTTGCCTTGCACGAATGTAATTACATAAATACGAAGATAATTTATAAGAATAAACATCTTTTACAACAGTTTCTAATGAAATATTTCTACAAGTATTTAAATCCACATTGTCTTTTACTAACTTTTCAGTATATTTAACAATAGCAGAACAAATATATAACCAACTCAAGACTTTAACTATATCTCTTGTTGGTACATGACATCTAAACTCAAGTGTCTTATTATTACCAAATAGTAAACTTACAAAGTTTACAAAATGATACGTTGTGTTATCGTGAAGCTCTTTATCTTCACTTCTTATACTTTCATATAAGCCCAGACTATGTCTTCATCCACATGGGATGTCGGAGGCTCGTGGTAGAATTATTGGTTACTATCCTCATCTACTAGTCGTTGCACCTTTTCGTCTACAATTTTTATAGTATTCGACGAACTAGGCTCAAAGTTAACATGTTTATAATTATGTATTTGGGAACAAAGATCTAAAAATTCTTTTTGTGATAAATCGTTTTTCATTCTATTAATCTTTTTATACACCCATTGTATATTATCTGAAGTGTAATCTTTAGAAGAATCAATTCTATCCACAGAAGCATTAGATTGTAATTTTGAAATATTTAATACATTTAATTGTATTCCCGTGTACACACATTTGAAATTTTGTTTTTTTAATTGTTGAAGTAGATCATAACTATTAATGTCAATATCAATATTTCTATTTAATCCTCTATGAGAATAATTTTTTATACTAGATAACCAAGATGAAGATAATCCTTCTAATTCTATATTAGGATGGCATCTTGATTTTCGAAAAGTAGGGTAATTATTTTTATTTACACAATGTTTACAACCATTTCCAGTATGATTTAATATAACTGAAGGCCTTACAGTTGTTTGCGTACCACATTCACATTGAACAGGTATAACATATCTATTATTTTTGTCTTTGATAGGCAAACCTATAACAGTCCATCTTCCAACTATATTTCCTATATTGATTGTTTTACAAAAAGGTCTTTCGTATGAAGAAATTGTATAACCTCTTTTTATTAATACTGTTCTTATCCTTTTTATTCCTACTTTTAATTCTCTTGACACATATCGCATTGATTTTTTGTGCGAATATAGTTTTTCTATTTCATTTTTTAATTTTTCACTAATATCTTTTGCCATATTAATTATATTATTTTTGACAAAGATACGTAAAATATTTTACATTTCCAAATGTTATTAAAAATTTAGTTTTTCTCTGAATTCATCCGATGTTTAACTACAGATTACTCTATAGATTCGCTATTTTATTAACGACAATTTATTTGCCATTTATGTTGACCTTCAGGATCAGATGGATGTTCACTACCCATTCCTTGATACTTCTTACCTTCCGAAAGATAAAATGCAATATTATCAAATGTTTCTTCAGGAGTCATTGCAACTAATTCTTTCTTTAAAGGCATATTATAATCTTTAGCTCTAGCTTTAAACTTACTTGTTTGTGCATAATACTTTGGAAATAATGAGAATATATCTTTTTCCAAAATACAACATATAGTATAAAGAGAGCCAATAAACTTTTTATTTGTTGGGATATTTCCTAAATGAAGATGTAAACTTTCATTTTCAGTAAAAGTTGTATATTTCTTTAAACTTTCACATATATTTTCAAGTATATTAACACCTTTTTCTCCAGATAATGGAATAGTAGCAAATTCAATACCATTTATACTACCGTCTCTTAATGGTAATAGTCCTGTTTCTAATAATCTATAGTTTGGGATCTTTCCACTATTTGTTTCAAATTCAAAACCAAATGAATATTTACCAATACTACTTATGTAATCTGATAACCTTGTAGTATTTTTTTTACTTCCTTTTACTCCAGTAATAAATTTTTGATATAAATCTTCTGGATAATGTTTTGTACAATATGGAAGTTGATAGGGATATCCATTCGCTGAAAGTGAAGCTTTTGGTATTCTATTTTCGTTTGATCCCAATGCTGTGCAGTTAATATGTTTGAATACTAGATGATAAGTATCTTCAACAAATTTTGAAGGTGGAAGTAGTTTCCAGTCTAAACAATTAAAGTTATTTCCATTAGGTAAGTATACTGTAATATTCTTATAAGGATTTGGACTATAATACCCAAAGATAATTTCATCCTTTTCGAGGTCATAATCAATAATACCCTTTATTAAATTTGGGGTATCTTTAGTTATAACCCATTTTTGACTTTCATAGTCAAATGTAATAAATCCACTATTAACGCGATACCATGTACCATTAATAAGAAAACATTGTTTATTTTTAATATAAAAATCACCTTTAATAAATCTACAATCTCTTTTATTTGCTATAGACCCATCGTAAGTTTCAATTGTTGTATTTATCATTTTATTATTTCTTTTAATTTATTGTTAGCATTAACTATAATATCAAATTCTTTTTCAACCACTTCTTTACAACCTGTTAATTCAAGTTCATTAATCAGATCGTCAATATCTCCAATGATTGGTGTAACATTTGTAGCAATTGTTTGGCATAATGTAACTCGTTTATCATTAAATTCATCTTTACTTATCCAACTACTACATTCTACAGATTCTCCACCTTCATCTTGTTGCCCAAAATATGCACAACTTGAGTCACCACAACTTAAACAATCATGAACTTTTACACCAGTCATCAATGCTTTAGCATCTTTGAATGATTGATTACATTTTACACAATCTTCATGATTTGGATAACCATGTTCTTCTATACAGTCTTCGCAAGATAATATTTTTGTGTCTGTTTTTTTATTTATACTTTCATAATATTTATCTCCAGATAAACCAAAAAATAGTTTATCTTCAAAATCATAATTATCAGTTAAAAACATAGTTATATTTAGTAACTGATTAGTCTTTTTATATCCAATAAAATCTCCATTATCAAAATGTAATTCTGAGTCAGAGAAAATAGGACTAAATGTTCCACAAAAGAAGCTATTTGTACTGTATTTTTCATCGTTTGGACACAATATAGATGGTTCCATATAACCACTTCCAGGTGAATTTGATATTCTTGTAAAAGGATGTATTGAATTAGCAGCAATTTCTTTTGACATTTTATTGAAATTTTGCTGTATATACAATTCTACGCTATTACCTATACCATTTATCTTAGATGTTAGTATTAAATCATCATATGCACCTTTATTAGCTAATAATATACCATGAAAAAAATACAAATAAAATAAAGTAGCTTGCTTTTCATAAAGTTTTGGAGTTCTTACGTATCCCCAAGCATCTACAATTACTTCTCCATGAGCATAACTCGCACCAATCATGTAAAATCCTTTAAAATAACGGATTCTAGTGTTTACTGATATAGAATTAAAATTAGTTTCAATATTTGAACAACATATATTTTTTGTTATTCCTGTATGTATAAGATTGTCTGTTATTACAGATTGTTGACGTGTCCAATAATAATTGTTTGTATCTTCGTCTGTATTATTATAATTAAATCCTGTGTATTTCTTTAATATTGCTTTCTCTCTCTCTATTTTTTGAAATTCCTCAACCTTATCCCCTGACAATTTGTAAACAGTATTCAATTTAAAAGCAGACACTTCTCCTCCATTGCTAATAAATTCCAATGGTGAAGATTCAGATGAAATATATGTTCCAGAACCTTTTACATTTATAAAATGCAAAGGTCTTTCTTCTGTTAATACAGTATAACTCTTTGATTCTCCATGAAAAGCATACAATACATTAGGCTCTTTAACAAAATATATAACTAATGCAGCACTACCTTCATATTCAGCCAACACTTTAAAACCAACCTTATTGATTAATTTGGATAATACTATACTATCGCTTTCATCTTTTTCTATTTTTATGTCATATTTAGTTGCAAGTTCTCTTTGATTAGTTATTGTTCCATTATGTGCTTGTACATATACTAATTTATCATTTTTTGTAGAGTCACGTAATAATGTTGGTTGCACATTCATTTCACTAACTGTTCCAACAGAAGCTTTTCTACAATGACCTATAACAATAGGATATTTACCAGGTTTTATAGTAGTATGTAATTTCTTTGTTTTAACAAGTTTTTCATACTTAGCTTCTGTTTTTATACCTGTTATACTACCTTTATTGAAATATACACCACATGAATCACCCCCTCTAGTATCGTTATAAACACCAAGCACATTAAAAAGAAAAGGTGAAAATTTATCTGATGATACTCCAGTCCAGGCAAATATACCACAATTTAAATTACTTCTTATATTTCTTTTAAAAATATAATTATAAATGAGACTTAATAACATTGTTCCTAATAATACATTAAACATAAATAGCTTTTTTAGTTATTATTAATTGTTCATCAAATACGATATTTAATTTATCGTAAACACTTGAATCAAAAATGAATTTATTATCTTTAAAAGTTACATTTGGTTTGGCCATATAATTTAACTTATAAAAGTTTTCTTCGTTATTTATAAACTCGATGGCTTTATTTACTTGATCAAATATCCAAGATGTGTACTTTGGATTAGCAAAATATCCACCAAGACTTCTACATTCAAGCCCATATGATGTATCTCTATATTGTCCTAAACCACCATAATTTTCAAATCTACGTTGATCTACATAAATTAAACAAGATGGAATCACTACAAACAAATCAAATGCTCTTGTTATTATAACATTCATTGTTTCTTTATTCCAAACACCATCTATATCATAACCAATGTGAATATGACACAATTTTGTTATCTTGAAGGCTTTTTATCCCTCAATTCTATATCCTAAAATTTTAGATATAGCTCAGCATATATTTTCATCTCCAACTTAATGGTAAGATGTTGGGTACTCGTGGAAGAATTATATTCTACTTACGTAGGTTCATCTTCTATGCGTTACACTGTAATGGTATATTATAACCATTCTTAGCTCGGTATTCAAAGAAAGAGTCGAATTTTTCTTTTTTACGTGTCAAATAAAAGTGACTGTCTTTATACAGCCATTCATAAAATGCATATCTTTTTTCAACAGACTTTATACGGTAAGTATTAAATCTCAATGTCCACCAATCTGTTGTCTTACCTTTACTTTTTACAATAGACCCAGAAACTCCTTCGGTGATATTGCAAATTATATCAGATACTTGTTTAGCAAATAATGGAGAGTTAAATACAAATCCATATTGAAACCTTGTTGTTTCTATCCCATTTTTTGTTAACATTTTTGCAAAATCTACATTTCCATCACCATCAAAATATCCTCTAATAAAATCTCTTTGAAATTCTATCGGAATCAATTCAAATGGAAATATAAATTCTGGGTGATATGCTTTTCTACGAAACATGTTATATTTTGTAATTAATGTCTCAGTCATGTACTTACTTGTCCATCTAACTGTATATTGAGGTTTTCTATAAAATTTAACCCCTAATTGCGTATGTCTAAGTTTAATATCAGCACCAGGACAAACATACTCTTTAAATAACTGTATTACATTTAAATCACAATCACTAATATTTACCATTAAACGTTCACTAAAGGGTCTTTGTTTACTTTTCCCTAAAGATCCGTCTATACAACCATCTGCTAAAAAGAAACCTAACAAATATGCCTTGATTTCAGAATTAATAACATCAAAAAAATCATCATTTACTAAATATCTTTGAGATGCTACAATATGTTCTGGAATCAAATGAGAATATCTTTTCCTCACGCTCCATACTGAATCAAAACTATCGCCAGTAATTTTTACTATTTGGCTTATGGTCTTTTTTTCATTAAATAATTTAATTCGTCTTTCAATTTTGTCATTCATTTTCTTCAATGTGTTAGTATCCTCCAAAGATACGTAAAATAATCCACATTTCCAAATTTTCTGACAAACTTATTTACTCGTTCACCGATTTTATCCAATTATTATATAGATTATTTCTAACCTACACGGCTGTTAATTCAACCTGCAGTTCTGTAATTTTCCGAAGATAAATCATTCGCTCTGTGAGATTCTCCATCCCAAGCATTGAAATATGGACTACAGCCAAATTGCATCGCTTCTGGATGAGATAAAAATGTCATGTCGACATCTCTGCAATCGGAATGCAATAGTTCCAAAACAGGATACTGTAAGTGTATATACTCTGTAATACGATTTTTTAATTCCTGCATATTATACATAAATCCTTCTTTTGTTTTTGAAGGTGGAATGTTACCTTCTGCAAGAATATTGTCTTTTAAAATAAAAAAGCCGTCTCCCAATGGTTCTGGCTCTTCTTTTGTTCCATTTATAATTGAAATAGATGATACAATTTTTCTTGTATTTCTATTTACAATAAAATATTCAGGATCACTTCCAAATGTTAAGTGTTTAATCATTTTTTATTTTGTTTGTTATACCATTTAATAAATTCAACTACGGCACTATACACAGATTCAATTTTAGAAGGAAATACGTTAGTACTATCATAGTCATTATATAAACCCAAAATCCAAGTACAATAAGTCTTACTTCCTGCTGCATAACAAATTTGTGTTGTAACCCCTAATTTTTCAATCTTCTCAATTACTGGCATAAGCCGATCCCAAGATTTATGAAAAACTAACTGCTCTGGTCTTGTTGAATAAATAATCTCCTCAGGTTGTAATCTTGGATTCATAAGATATGTTTTACCATTACCTTCTTTACTCCAATTCCACCCCATAAATTTTGCTATCAATATATTATCTTTCATAGTTTTTTAATTTAAAATGGTAATTCTACTTTTTCTTCTTCTTTTTCTTTTATAGAACTGTGTTCATAAAGTTGAATTTTTACAGTTTTATATTGACCAGTAGGATCAGTTACTCGTATAGACACTAAATTAGATTCTTTTGATAATAATACTGGATTATCTGATCGTATTAAATATTTATTTTTAGATAATTCTGAAATTATTAGTAAATATGATTTTTTCATTAATGTATAATCTTCTTCTATAGCTTTTAAATTATTTAACATGTACGGTGGTACATCTTCAATTTCTATGGAAGACGATAATTTATTAAATATTTCTTTAGCTTTTAATACAGATTCAGATTCACTAAAAAAACTTCCTTTGATTTTTACAATAGGATCAAAATATACTGGATATTTATAAAAAATATTATTAAAAAGTGTATTATGTTGTAATTCTTCCCATACATCTTCTTTTTTTCTAAAATATAATAATCCAGGTAATTCTATGGTAACAGCGGGTAACAAAGTTCTATCATAACTTGGTTGGTATGAAGAAGCAATGGCTAATATATCCATAGGGTCTTCAAATAATTTTAACTTATATAAATTAGTTGCCAATATTGCTATATGTGTATATTGTTGGTACCATAGGTATCTAAAACATGTATAACTAGCAACAAAATATTTATTAGTGAAAGGTTTGTCTATTGTTATTTTTATAAATAATAAATTATCTTTATTAGTTTCAGGACAAGAATTCATTACACAAGATTCAATATCTTCAGAACTCGCTAATTCATATTTCATGTCAAATAAAACTGATAATAAATCAAAGTAAACTAATAAATTATCAATCTTATTAAAAAATTCATTTATATCTCCTTTTGGGATGCCTACAATTAATTCTTTTCCTTTATGTTCTTTTAAAAAATCTCCTAAGTGTTCACAACAGTCAAATAATTGAAATTGAAATTTAGAACCAGATTTATAAAAAATGTAACTATTTCTCATTATTATATTTATTTATTAATACTTTTCTTATTTGTTCTCTATAAGCCTCGATACCCTCTTCACCTAATGCAGGTGCGCTATTTATCTCACACACAATGAATTGCGTAGTATCAGTTGAACTTACTCGTATGTCACATGCACCAATATCTAAAGTAGTTGCTCTCATTGCTGAAACAGCAGCATCACACAGTTGGTTCCAATTAGAAGGTTTGTTAAATAATTGATTACCTTCTCCTACCCAATGACAATTATGAGAATTAAAAAACCATCTTTCTTTAGCATCATTTGTACGAAGTTTACGCCATGAGAGAAATACTTCATTTTGTGTAGCATGAAGACGATATTCTCTCCCATAGTTATAGAATAGTTCTATAAAGAAATATTGTGGTGTATGTGTTCTACAAAATTCAACAAGTTGTTCATCATTTTCAATAAGAACCATTCCTTTTCCTTGAAAACCACATATGGCTTTGCCAACTAATTTGTAATCTTCATTTTTGTTAATATGAAAGTGTTCTTTAATAGTGTTAACATCGAATCTTCCATGATACCATGTAGCTTGTTTAAATTCAGGTATAGTAAAAAACCTTGCTTTCATTCTAAGTTTATCCCTAGAATTCTCTACAGCTTCTACTGTATTACATTCAATTACCTTATGCATAGCACGAGGAAATACCTCAGATGTAGGTGTTCTACTGCCTAGTCTACAAAGTGCCAGAAATGGCACTAAAATGGCCTTACGTAAAGGATTTGATGATGGGTTCTTTGTACGTATTCGTACTGTGCGTTGTTGAAAGTTTTTCATAAAAACCAGATAAATTTAACTAATTTAATTCCAATGTAGAATACAATAAATAAAATAGCTATTATAATAGCATAAGCAACTACATTTCCTAAAAATTTTGCTAATGGAATCCATATAAATGTTTCATTCCATGTTAATTTTCTACCTGATGATATTGGTTCTTTCATTTTATATTTATTTTAATTTCATGTGAAATATTTTCAATAAAATCTCCGTGTCTAGTAGCTTCATCTAAGAATTTATGAATTCTTTTAAGTGCAAGTTTTTTAGAAATGCACGGATACATATCTTCTTGATCTGTATATACTTTTACTTTTAACATTATTTCTGTATCAATATATTCATAACCAGACTTATCTTGTTTAAAATGGATAACATCTATCATCTCATTCTATATTTCTTCCAATTAATAACTCCATTTTCATCTTCAGGTACTAATTTATCATTATATTTATTATCAGATAATGTGTAAACCTCTGATTCACCAAATGGTGTGTTTACTTTAGTTTTACCATAAAATCCAGGATAACCTTCAAGTCTTTCAACAGATTTATACACTTTGTCTGATACTTCATAAGTTTCAACAAATATTTTATTTGTTACTGTATCGTCTGGGATTAATCCAGGAAATCCTCCGAGGGATATCATTTTGAATCCACCTTCAAGAATATGTTCTCCAAGTTTTTTAGATTCTTCGTTATCTAAATGCCATTTCCAATTACCTAGTCCTTCAAGAAGACTGCCATAAACTGTAATTAATTTCATAAAATAGTTATTTGTTTGTTTAAATTTGTTTTGAATAAGGATATTAAATTTTCTTTAACTGAGATTGGTATATTTTTTGATGTTATAAAAGATAAATCATTATGCTCTCGCCCCCCTATAAAAAGAGTTATATAGTTTGATTCTTCTACTCTTATTTCCGGACAATCTTCACTACTTATTCTTATAAGAAAATTTAACATATTTATAAGTGTGATTTCTCCTTTCCCTATTAAATTAACCGGAGTCCAATTACCTGAAAAAAATAATATATTCTCAACTAATCCTAATTTTAAATTTAATTCAGGATATTCTTTTTTTAAAAGATTAAGTGTTTTCATATAATTATTATTCTGTATAACATTTTTATTGCTTCTAATTGACCATATTTTTTAACAAAATCAGATATATCTTTAGTTCCATAACCTTGTGGAATAGATACATAATTTAAATTCCATTTTTTAGATAATTTTTCATTTGATTGCATTCCAGGTACATCTGAATCCATAAACAATATTATTTTTTTAAATCTTCCAGATTGTTTATAAAAATATTTTTCTGGAACAAATGAAGATTCTGATGTTGGAGCTATAGCAGTATAACCTAATTCATATAAAGTCATAACATCCTTTAAAGATGATGTTATAATCAACAATCCACCTTTTTTGGGTAACATTCCTTCTCCTTGTACAATTAATCCTCCATTACTGTACCATTTATTATATGATAATGGTTGATATATTTTCCGTCTAAAAATATCTTTTTCCCAATAGTAATTATAACTATATGATAAAGGTTCTGAAAAATATAAATAATCATTTATAGAAAAGTGAGATATAGGAACAACGTTAAAACTTGTTAAAGTATTTTCTTTTATGTGATAATTATTTATCCAATATTGTTTATCTAAATCTGTATAAGGTCTTTTTTTTATTATTATTATACAAGGTTTTTTTTCTATAAATTCATCATTTGGTTTTTTAAGATGAATAGTTTCTGTATAATTAGGATCATAATCATTTCCCAATTTTAAATTAAAATCACAATTGATTTTTTGAAGTGCTTCATAATAATTTAAATTGTATAACGCCATTACAAAATCAATAGCTCTATAACTTCCTTTGCCAAAATCTTTGAATAATAAATCACCTTCATAAAATATAATGAAAGCACTTGGTTTCTCGTCATCATCACGTAAAGGAGATTTAAAAGCTTTATTTAATTGCTCAAAACCATTACAATATTGTATAAATATATTATAACTATCTATATATTTATATATATTTTCTTTATTCAACTGTTTAAATATTCCATACATGTATTATAATATTTTTATCTTTTCATTTAGTGATATAATAAAATATTTCTTATTTTTGGTATTAACAATAATTTGCCATTTTTCATGATAAGCAAGCCAATTAATGTTATCATGATGAGACCATCTGAATGCTCTAGATATGTAATATATAGCATTATCTTCACAAAAATAATTATTTTTATAGACAGTTAAATTAAAATTATTTCTTCTGTAACCTATTCCATCTTCATTATTAAAGCATTCATAAAAATAATTGTATATTTTATTATCTTTAAGAAATCTATCAAATACTATTTTATAATTCATAATATCTTTATATTAATGTTTAAAATATTTAGTTCTTTTAAATATATTTGATGAGCTATATTCCACCAATAACAATTTATCAGGTGTCCTTTTATAAAACTATCAAAATTTTCAATGTAATGATCTGATGTAGTGCTATTAGATAAAGTAATATTGTATATTTTACCTTTAGTAAAATAAGTACCTGGCTCAAGATCTTCTATACATTTATACATCATAATATTTTAATATTATTTGAAAGTTGTAACTCACATTCTTTAAATCTTTTTTTAAAAAACCATTCTAATTCACCCTGATCATTCATACATTTATAATAAATATCTTCATACTCCTCATAACAATCATCTATTATATCGTATATTTTATTTTGTGTTAGATAATGAGCATTATGTGCATTTATACAAATCATTTTTTTATTCATATTATATGTTTTAAATTAGTAGCGGGAAGTAGATTCGAACTACTGTTTTTAGCTTATGAGACTAAATAGGAACCACTCCTGGCATCCCGCTATAAAAAAGCCCCAATTAAGGGGCTATGTTATTAAATACTAAAATGGAAGGTCATCTTCTTTTTTTTCATCATCTTTTTTATCCTCATCCATTTCTACTTCTGTAGGTTCTATTTTATCCCATTGAGTTATTTGCATCTTAGTATTACCATCAGATACAATTGTTGGATCTTCAAACATTACAGGGTAATTTGGAAGAGTAGGTCTATTCTTTTTATCGTAAACTAATTTAACTCTTAGTTCCTTATCATAATAAGATTTACCTATATCGGCAATGATTTTATTACAAAATTCTTCAAAAGTAGCTACTTCTCCTGTTTCATAATTTGGAGACAATAACACTTTTGTTAAATCTTCCATTGTTCTATTAAACTTATTTTCTTCTTTCTTTAATTGTTCCGTATCTTTAATGTATATTCCCAATTTAGGTGGAAAATAGGATCTCCTTGCAGTATTGCCTGCACTATCTTTAATCTCAATAGTTAAAAATTCAGCTTTGTCTGTCTTACGATATTCTATTTTACTAATAAATCTACCTCTTGCAATAGCATTTTATTTAGTTATAACTATAGGACTAAATCTCCCTTCACCCCTCTTAATTCCATATCCACTCATATATACAAATTTTATTGATTAATACTGATTCGTTCTGTTTTGTTTTCTTTTACATTTTTATCTTTTCCTATACTGATTCTTTTATCATTCACATCAGTAAGTCGATAATAATTACCGGTAATATCAAATTGTTCTTTGAATTCTTTTCCTAAAGGAGATTCAATATTACATACAAGTAATTTAAATTCATTTTTATCTTCTCCAAAAAGATTATGTATTTCTTTTACAGCTTCAGAAGATAAATTGATAATGCCTGAAATTATTTCATTATCTTTAGATTCAACAATTACATTTTTTATTAAATCTGGAGAAAATACGTCTTTGATATTTTCAGGATCATCACATAATGAACCATTAGTTTTCATAATGAGAATTTCTGCATTGTTTTTCTTTTTTTCTGGGTCTTTTGCTAAAATTATAATTACTTTAGCATTTTCTACATCAAGATCCATTGTCTCAATGGCTTCAGAATTTAGAACTAATTTAGTTCCTTTAAGTGTTGCTTTTGGAAAGAATTCTTCTTTTTTCATAATTTTAAATAAATATTTGGTTCCAATAATTAATAAATTGTCCTTTTTCGTTCTTTTCTAATATAACAAACTCTTTATTAGCTAAATGTGGTGATCTAGCTTCAATAATAGCATCTCCACCACCATTAAAATTAACAAATGTTTGGTTTCCTTTTCTATATAAAAATCCTATAGCATCTGCTTTTGAGGAAACTGTACGTTTTAATTTCCCAGCAAGATCCATTTCCATTTCAAATAGTTCTTTACCTTCTTTATTAATTTGTTTTTCATTACAATGAGCGAGTAATATCAAACAATCACATAAAGGTGTAAATTTATCTAAAACATAATTAAATGCATCTTTGAGGTAACCATAACCAGCTCCCATCGGCAGCTTACGCATATCTCCTCCCTTAAAGTCCTTTCCGATGGGCAGACTCTGATACATTTTAACTGCTATATCATTTATAATGTTATCTTCCATTGCTGTAGCAGTATCCAGAGTAATATACTTATAAGGTTTACCTGCGGCTTCAATAGCTTTTGCAGTATCCATTAATTCTCTAGCTGTTGCTACATTTATAATCATACCAGATACAAAATCAGCTCCACGTTCTTCCATTTCAATAATTAGATTATTATCCAACATTGATGCTAAAGTTGTTTTACCTATCTTAGGTTTAGAAAACAAGATTAACAATTTAGGATTTTGTCTAATTATTTCTCTCTTTTTTGTTGGTAATGTAATTTCACCCATGTATTAAAATTCCTTTCTTATTAAGCGTTATTTTTACTATTGTTTTGTTTAATTGAATTAATTAATAATAATGCCCCCCACATAAAAAATATTGTTCCTACTACTTTCAATGTTAAAATATACATAAAAATAGATAAAAACAATACTGTTAATTCAGCAGCATATGTCCATTTTAAAAATTTACTAACTGCATTAATGCCAATTTTTATATAATTCCAAATCATGTTATTATTTTATTTATTTTAGTTTGTATTAATCTATATGTAGTTTCATCTACAGGCCTTGGTAACTCCATAAATTCATTTACAGCACCATTAAAGTATAATTGTAACTGTATATTAGCCATCCCATCTCTATTTAGATTAACATATAATTCTCTATGCCAGTTTCCAATACGTTTCAAATCTATTCCTTCATATTCTTCTATATTATATGAAGTAGGATTAAATAAACTTATCATGAGATTACAATCTCTACTACTGAGTTTCATATCTGCTAATCCATCAGGAGATGGTCTAATTTTTTCAATTATAGAATTACCTCGATAATCAAATTGTTGTGCATTTGAACTTGCACTCATTTGTTGTACATTAACTACCGTATAATTAAATCTGTCTCTAAATTCAAGACAGTGATAAGCTGAATACTTATACATAGCATTATGTAAAGTATCCCCATTATCGGGTGATAATAAAGATAAATGATCACATACAATAATTACTTGTTCATCTTTTTCGTTAGATATATATCCCTCAATATTATCATTGTTCATAATATATTTTCCATGTTTTTCAGCATAATGTTTTACAAAATTATGTATTGCTTCTGGATTTCTTATATCGTCAATATAAGTAACAACAGATTCATATTTTGTTAACCATTCCTGAAATTCTCTGGAATTTATGATAGATAATATTTTAGGGTCTAATATATAACCACTAAAAGTTGATTTTAAATATTGTGGGGATATTGAAATATTATAATCTTTGTTTAGTTTATAAGACATTGCTTGTAAAATCTTACTTTCTTTACTCATTTCTAATGAGAAATACAGTATTTTAAGTTTAATTTTAGGCCTTGTTTTTATATACCATTCTATCGGCTCCATAACAAACAGAAAATCAGTCAACTGAGTCTTTCCGTTCTTTTGGGCAGCTGCAACAAGATAATATTTTCCTCTTTCAACTCCTGGTATTAAAGTAGATAATTTCTTTAAACTCCAAGGAATTGCTATTACTTCTCCATGTAATCTTTTCTCTCTATTATTCTGAAGAGATTCTATGACTTTCTTAGAAATCATAAAAGAATTTCATTCACTCTAAATCCTTTATTCTCTTTAGTAGATTCTTCTAATAAATATTCATAGTCTTCCCATGTGGCTTTATTTAACCACGTTTCCATATTTCGCATATAATATAGATTGTTTTCCTTTCTGCGCAATTCAACCTCCTCTTTTAAACAATTTAATATATGTTCTTGTGCTTTAACATCATTCTTTGTTATACTACACCACTTTCGTTTCATCTTCTTTCCTGAAAGAGAACTGGACGATGCGGGAGATAAAGCCCGCACCATTCCAGCCTGATTTTTTACTCTTGTAGGAAATACTTTTATAAATTCGTCAAAAAATATTGATTGTGGTTCAAAAACTTCTAAACCTAATGATGTAAGAATTCGTATTCCATCTTCTTTGTCAAAAATAAAAGCTCTTTTTTTTAAATCTTCAATAGCTTTTTCATCAATAATCAGATATGTAACTATCTCGACTTTATTGTATAAAGCCCATAATACTAAGTACTGTGTTAAAGTAAGATTTATTTTTTTAAGGTCTTCTATTCTAACATGTATTTCCATATTTTCCCATAATTTTAACTTTACAAAGATAAGTAAAAAAAGTTAAATTTACAAATTATTCTTCATATTTATTTACTAAATACAACAGTTTTTGTTGTTCTGTATATGTTTCAGAAGAAACATTACCATACACTTTAATTATGTCACTCTCATTTTCCTCCATAATTTAGTTATTTTTCACTTATTAATTTTTTAATAATTCTTTCTGTATATTCCATACCACTACTTTCAGATAAATCTTCTGGATGAAATTGAAGACCATAAGCAGGATAATCTTTTATTTTAATAACTTCTATGTGATTTCTAAAGTTTTTGTGAGTAGCTAGTACTTCTACACGGGTATCTTTATTTACAGGCACTCTTATACTTTGATGATGCCTACTATTTACTTTTATTTTTTTATTAGGTTCATCAAATACATGTAAAAAATGTACACCTGAATAAGGATCTTCTTGTTTATTAGTTTCATGCCACATTGATTGATAAAGGCTTTCACCAAAAGCAACAGCCAAAGTTTGACATCCTCTGCAAATTCCAAGTACTTTTACACGTTGTTCAATATATTGTGGTAACATGTGAACATCGAAGTATTCTTTTAATGGATCAGGTTTATCAGTACGGTAACTGGGTATTTCTCCATATCTTTCAGGATTTACATCTAATCCACCAGTAAGTAATAATATATCAATATCTGTAAATAAGGGACTATCTGGTGATAATATTCTTAAATCACTACAAAATAGATAATCCCTTGCAAATTCTACATATGATATACTAACACCAAATGAATTAGCTCCAGTAAGGTAACCAGGTATTCCTATAGTCATCGTTTAAAATATCTTACCAAGTCGGTTACTGGTATAATTTCTAATATACTGTTGGCATCAGAAAGGAATAAACATCCTTCTTTTACAGATACACATAACGAAGGATGATCCTTTTCGTCATATACTATATCATCCGTATAACCTTTTCTATGAATAATTACTTTACTCATTTTCTAATATGATATATAAGATTAATTTGTTTTAAACCATTAAAGGTGTGTTCGATAAATTGAAAAACTACTTCAAAGAAGTTTTCTTTTTCAATACAATTATTAGATTTAAGAAGATTATCTCTTCTCCATTTGTTTTCTTTACAATTTCCTACTTGTATTATAGTTGTTTCTGTCATTTAATCATTTGTTAATTCGGCCCTACCATTATAAAATACAAACTTATATTCAGACCAATCAGTTCTATACGTTCCAACTGCCTTATTAGCATTTTTCCTCCATCATATATCAATGTTCCAGAGTTTAATGTATCAAATAAGACAATAACAGGTTCTTTGGTATTTTCTCCGGCTATTCCCAAATACGGATATTTTGAAATTCGTTGCTTATTATTATGTTTGGTCATTACTGAATTTACCATCTTCCACCAGTTTTAAGTTTATTATATTCTTCCCATACACGTTTTCTTTCATCTTTTGTAACAGATGTCATAATAGAAAAAGCCTTTTTCATGGCTAATTTACGTCCTGTTTCATATTTAAATGTATCTTTATGAGAACACGATACTTTAGCAGTTACTTCTTCATCACCATGTTTAATAGTGATATTTGTAGCCTTTGGAAGACTAATCACTCTAGTCTCAGACTTTTTAGAGTTAAATTGATGTGTGGGTAGATATTCATGAGAGAATGATACCTCACAAGATCCTAAAATTAATGATTTATTCATATTAAATTATTTAATTGGTTTTAAAATTTAAAGAGAAAGAGTGACTTTATAACGTGCCACTGTTCTGTATTACTACACAAACGTTGTAGTATATAAGTTATATTATCACTCTTTGATTTTATCTAAAATTTCATAAATGGCACGGGATGAATGCTTATCACTAATATATTATAGTACAATACTATTTTATAACAGTCCTAAGGAGTGACCGCTAATTTATATACTCTTATTCCTTAGATAAATCTATCTCTTATTGTTATTCAAAAATTTCCATTGTATAACCACGATTTTCTGGGTGTGTTGCTTTTACATATGAATTCACATGTATTGAGATTCTCTTTCTTTCTGGAAATCTTTTCCATATTTGAGGTCTCATTGTCTTCATATTTTCAGGTGGTTCTTCTAAAGCACCTTTAACAAATTCACTCCCAAGAGTTATAGTCTTGTAAGATTTACAGAATTTAGGTGATTTTTCAAGTCTAACACCATTAATATCATTCCCATCCTGATCTACACGATGAAAATGTGAGTAAGATCCATGTTCTTTGTGTGCACCTCTCAAATCTATTGAAAGAATTACACTTTGTTGATTTAAATTCATAATTAATATTTGGTTATTTGGTTTTAATTATTTAATCGAGTAATACGTACATTAGTTTCCACAACACCTATTCCTTTAGCAACAGGAGCTAATATATAAAATTTACTATTAGGTTGCTTTATACATAATCTATTTAATTCAGTAAGAGCTGAATCTAATGAAATATGTTTATACGTTGGAGAATTACCATTTTCACAATAAATCATCCAAAATTCTTCTTTTGTTTCCATTTCTATAGGTTTTTATTAAAAAATAACTACTAAATATAATGTTAAATAACATTACATATTGTTTAGTTGAAAAGAATAGTATTATATTTAATAATATAAATGTCAAATAAGCTAATTTAGGTTTATTTTGTATAAAATAATATCCTAAACATGATAATAAGCAAGATAGGATTTGAATTATCATGGTAACACAACTCTTTTTTTATAATCTGCTACATATCTAGACATGTAATTATGAGAACGCATTAAGTAATTATTCAATGCTTCTTTAAAATTAAAATATGAATATTGTTTTACAATACAGTTGTTTTCTATAATTTGTAACTCCCAATATTCTCTAAAGGAAGAAGTTTCAGAATGATATACTAATTGTGAACTTTTCCTTAATTTTCTTAATAATTTAGTTTTCATATAGTTAATTTTAATTTAATATATTTTAATACTACATACCAATTCAATATAATATCATAACTAAATTCAAACATTGTATTTCTAATTTCATCTTGTAAAATATCTTCTTTACTAAATTCATCAACATCTTCTTTAGCTATTTTAGCAATTACATCATGTAAAAGTGTCCAGTCAGTATGGAAATTTTTTAATGTATTGTGATATATATGTGTAGAATTTCTATACACTTTATATGTACCTTCATATCCTATTTGATATAACGCAGGAATTTCAGGTTCCCCATATAAATATTTAGACATTAATATATTTCCTGATTGTATTTCTTTTTCTTCTGGGGTCATAATATTTTTATATTTTTAGGTAATTGACTCATTACAATAAATCTAAAAGTATACCATAAAAAACTTGGATAATTCTGTAATTTATATTTAAAAATACTGGAATTAGATTTTGATGATACTTTATTACCAATATAAATTTTTCCTTTAATTAATAAACCAGAAGATTGGTTATCATCTATACATTTTAATATCATAATATTTTTATATTAGAATTAATAAAACAAGTTTTGAATCTATTTGGTAAAAAAGGACAACCAAATCTTTCATATATTCCATCTATTTTATATCCATAAGGGAAGCCATATTCTTTAAAATTATGTCTAATTTTAATTCCATTATAAACTTGATCTAGTTGTAAAAAAGATTCGACTTTGGAATTATCTATACATATTAATTTCATACAATTAATTATTTAAATTAGAAGTAATGATGAGAGTCGAACTCATAACCGAGCCCTGTTGCGAGCCTGTTCTACCATTGAACTACATTACTTGCCAAATGAGTACTCACGAAAACAAAGTACTATTATTTAATAACCCATAATATTATATCATGACCAGAATTAGGATTACGGCCAGTTGTTGATATTTCAGCAAGTTCTGTCAAAACTGCATCCAATTCAGTATCAGTAGTTTTAATTGCATCACTTAATAACCAGCACATTTTATTTTCTTCTTCATGTAATTCTCTTAATATTTCAGTCATAATTGCTCTGAACATATCTTCTTTAGTTCCAATTATATCTGCCATTTTATGAGCATACATATCATTAATTGTGGATTTAAGCTCAGAAATACCTTCTATTTCGTCAATACCGCAGGATATCTCTGTAGGACTAATACCTAGAGTTACATGTCTGTTTGTTCTATTTAATGTTATGTCAATACCTATTCCATCATCAAAATTTTCAGCCGCAACTGTTAATAGATCAAGAAGATTTCTATTTACAGGAGCTTCAGGAACAACTCTGAAATATTTTTTAGCATATCTGGATCTAAATCCAGCATCATTAGTTACAACATAAACTTCTCCATCTTCAACAGCTTCGTATTGATGATTTAAAGTTAAATTTCTAAATTTAGTTGGTTTGTCAACACATGTCAAATTCATAATGTAAATTTTAAATTAATAAATATAAATAAAAAGGGATAAAACTTAATTTATCCCTTAGTGAACTCTCTTAACGCCTTCGTTCTTTTGACAACATCCATCATATTACATTTTTAATTTAATTGATGAAAATTTATAATATTTTTATTTTATCTAGATCAAACATAGTAAAATACACAGATAATGACTGTAAAGTCCAAGTATGATAATATTTATAATCAGAATTAATATAAACATACAAATCAGTTATACTTAATATTTGATATTTGCATCTTTTTGTTAAACATCTATTTTCTGGTTTTTCATCAGAAAACATATATGTATCTTTTTTAGCTATTAAATATCTTCCAACTTCTGGTTTCATACTTATAAAGATATTTGACTAACTATTCTTTCAGCTCTTATATCTCCTCTTTTTAACAATAAATCACTTCCATTACAATATTCTATAATTAATATAGAATCTGTAATTATTATCCTTTTATCAGGTTTACGTTGACTTTTAGGACGACTAGTTCTAATAATTTTTGTATTCATCATATTTCAGTATTATCCCACCAAATGGGGGTTACGGGTTCATAACTTAAACATTTATAATTTTTTATTATTCTAACTGAGTATTTATACCATTTTTTAATATAATATCCATGATACATTAAAGTAAGTACCCCCAAATCTGTTTCATAATCACCTTCTTTTCTAGGTAAATAGTCTGTACATTTAATTTTCATAATACTTTTATATTAGAAGATAATATAATATTAGAATAAAAATATTCATTCATCTCATATTTAAACACCCCAACAGTAGGGCCATAATCATAATCAATATGAGATAGCTCAATATAAGCTCCGTGGTCTACTATAACTTTATATTTTTGTCCTTTTACAAGACCAAACTCTGGATGAAATGTATCGTTCGCCCATGATTTTTTACATATTAATATTTTCATATTTTTCCACAATGCATTAATGATGTGCATCTAGGAACACCCCCATAATATATAATTTTGCCTTCTATTGGATTCTGAAATATATATTTATTAAACCAACTGTCCCATTTCTTTATCCAACCACAGTCTCTGTCACAAGAATATGTTTTAAAACCATCTTGTTGAATCCATTTATGTTTAACTATTCTATTCATTTTCCCCATGTATTTTATGCCCACAATGTTTACAAACATTATTTAATGGTGATTGATATGTACGACATTTTATACATACAATAAAACTATTTTCATTACTATGAGAATGTTTATGAAATTCTCTAATCTTTTTTCCTAATTCTCTATCGTCAGGAGTAGATTCTATAATTAAATTAATTTCTATAAGTTCTTTCATATTATCTTTATGTTGGAGTTAATATTCAAAATTAAAATAATGTCATTTTTCAAACTAAAGTTTCCACAATTAAATCTATTTTCAACAGATACTCTATAATAATTTCTTTTAATTTCAGTTACTATTCCTATATCTCCAACTTTATTACAAGAACATGAATTATTTGCAATTATTTTTACTCTGTTTCCTAAAGTTATCATAATATTGTAATATTTTTATTTATATTATTGATTATTGGTTCTATATGTCTAAGATGAATATATTGATTAAAATGATCATATTTATCTCCTGTGGCAGTAAATGAATTGTCATTCAAAATATCAATAATAGTGACAATACTTCCTATTGAAAAACCATGAGAATCATTATTTATAATCCGATATTTATTTCCTATTTTTACTTTCATATTATATAATTTAAATTTATAAGATTAGATTATGCAGTAACACCACGAGCAGGTTCTTATTTGTTACCATCTTTCCTGTTTTATAAGTGACAGGTAACACTAGATAAGCTTAAAGAGTTATCTCAGTCTTAAATTACTTTAATATTATTAGAAATAATTGGGATACATGATTTTATATCTTCTAAAGCTACATATTGCGTACAACCATCGTAAAAACAAACAATACTATTTCTACTATAATTTTCTTGATCATATTTAATTGTTACTTTAGTTCCAATTCTAAAACAATGTATAGGATAATTATTCCCAATAATAATAACTTGGTCACCTTTTTTATACATTTTATTAATCTTTATCAAAATCAATAAAGTCTTCAATGTTCATTAAAATACCTCTGTATATACACATAATGTTAAATATTAAGTATGATTAATGACTTTTAAACCACCTATTTTGTTTCTACATGGCACAGCATCATAATTTTTACGATATCTGTTTTTACCATATTTAGACCATACAAGATCTTTTTCTTTTTTAGTCTTGGCATCAAGAATTAATCTTTTACCTTTAGGACTTAAATATCGCTCAACAAATATTTTACTTGGAGCAGACATTACTACTTGCGAATAGGATTTACTATTCTCTCTGTTTTTTGCCATAGCATTACAGTGTTTACAACCTTCTCCTGCTATTTTACAGCATTTAAAGATTAAATTTAAAAACTAAATTATTTTGATATTATTATTAAGATTTGATATTTCATAATGATATAATACATTATCTTTTACACAATGTATTTTTCCTTGTAAGTGTTTTAGTGGTTTACAATTACCATCAACAGAAAAAACACAACGATAACATAGTTTTACACTAAAATCTGTTATATCGTCTGGACTTTTAACTAATTTAAACATTTTATTTAATTGTATCTCCAACACTATATTTCGACTCAGAATCTTGAAAATAAAATATATTTAAATTTTTATCAAGATAAGAATATGTGACTTTATTGGATTTATAATTAGAATGATAATTTTTACCTATAATAATAAATGGTTTTTCAGGTTTATTATCATTAATGGGTGTATTATTACATGCTACAGTAGATACTGTTAGAATGTATAGTATTACAATTGCAAAGAATGTATATAATACATTACTTATACGTTTAGATGTAATTGCTTTCATATTTTTATTAATTTTAGTGCTTCAATTAATCCTTGTTCTAATGCTTTTTCGTAAGTATTGCAATGTTTAGTAGATTGGATTAATAATAATTCACCGGAAGATATTTCATAGATTTCATAGAACCAATTTTTAACAATGGTACATGATACTTCAATTGACATATTATGGTCTTCTCTAAGCCATTTCTGAAGTAGAGATTGAGTTGGTGCTGCTATACCCATATTTACAGTATTTAACTTTCCTTCTGGATATCCATTCTCTTCAATAGTATAATGTCTAAAACCTAAAGAAGGCCATTGATTATCACCTAAGAATTTAAATTCTTTTTCTTTAGCTAATTTAGCTGTCTCAAATGAAATTAATTGATCTGTCATGTTAAAGTTATTATATATAATAATTAATATTTAGAATCAATAGTTAAGCATTTTCTCATAACAATGGTTTGTGTATGATTTATAGTATCAATATTAACTACGATACCTTCATCATTTTCCCATTTTCCAATAGATTCAGGATTATCAATAAAATCATATACAATTTTATTAGATATTACTTCTCCAGATGTAGAATTAACTATTGTAGTATTACAATAACAATTAACTGGAGATATAGGATCTTCTATTATATCACAAGATAGTAATATAATAATACTTAAGAATAATAATATATTTTTCATAATATTTGAATATTAATATTAATATTAATTTTAATTTTAATTATTTCATAATGATAGAATATATTTTCTTTTGTACAATGATGTTCACTACTATTATCTAAAAATTCAGAACGTACACAAATCCCTTTTTCTTTTAAAAAACAACAATTATAACAAGATGGCTGTTTATTATCTATATAGGGAGTTATCACTAATTTATAAGTCATAAATCTTGATTTAAATTTTTATCAGTATTGTATGTTATTTTAACAATAACTTTTAGTTTAATTAATTCAGTTATTATATTATTTAATATTTGTGGTTTACAGCTAGATAGTAATATACTATCCCTCAGCTGTCCTCACCAACTTGGAAAGTTATTTGAGGTTAAGACTTATATGTAATATTACAAGGCTTAATATAAATTATTTTCAATCCATATTTGATCAAATGATTTTCTACTTACACCTCTATCAAATGATTTAGACATAAGTTCAATAACTTCTTCTCTTGTCCATGAATCTTTAATAGATATAATATTGATAGTGTCATCCGGATTGAGTTTAAGAACTTGTTCTGATTTACCAATTACAATATCTGTCATATTTATAATATTTTTATATTATTATTTATTTTTAATACTACAGGTATATAAATATGAACATGATTACCATACTCATCACAACATTGGTATTTTATAGAATCTACATTATTACAATGTCTATCATATGTACTAAATATACATCCTCTACAAAATCCTTCCTGAATTGGTTTAATGGCTTTATAAATCATAATTTTGAATTAATATTATTTAACCAATCAGTTATTATACAAGAATGATCAAAAAATGTATCTGCATCATAATGTATATCAAATAACCAATAATAATATGCTACAATAAGAAATGGGCCACAAGAATATATAACTAACCATAATAGTCCAATTATATATAATGGAGTAATTAATAATAATAGTCCAATTATATATAATGGAGTAATTAATAAACGAATAAGTGGTTTCATATATTTTAAGTTCTAATTAATGAATATATCATTAGTATATTTACCAAACCTTTGACTACAATCTAAAATGAACTGTTTCATAATTAATAATATTAACAGGTTAATAACTAAACATTACAATAGTTAATATAATTTGAAAAAGCAACAAAAGACTGTTAACTAAATTACTGACTGTTATGTAATGTTATACTGCACCCATCCTGTTAATTCAGGTTATTCTGTATTCCTACAGCTTCAGCAAAACTGGGGATAATAGGATTAAAGAAAGTTATTTTTTAGTGGGAATAAGGCATAAAGTATTAGCATTATCTTTTTTTAATTCCCAATTAAAATCAGGATCAAGATAAAATGCTCTATCTGCATATTCTTCCTTACTTCTTACGGCAATGATTGGTATACCAGAAAGATTAGATCTAAATTTATTTTGTATTAATTGAGAATAGTAAGATCTTTCGCCTAGTTTTGCTAGATCAACAGATTTATCAGTGATTTCTTCTATTGTTAAAGGAGTAGCTGATGTATATGTATCAACAATTTTTCCTTCTGCATTTTTAATAACATATTTGCGTGTCATGATATAAAGTATTAAATTAAAATTCAGCCCAATTTATTATTCTTGCTATTATGTATCCCATAAGAATTATGAGTAATATTCCCATGTCTAATGTTAATAATTGAATGAGTAATTCTTTAATAGGATGTTCTGGGTATCCAATAGCAAATGCAAGTGGTGCAACTACTATTATTACGATAAGAGTTGTAATGAGTATTGTTGCAATAGATTGTTTATAAATCTTTTTCATGATTATATTTTGTTGATTTTAAATAATGGATATTTAAGTCCAAATACATCAATAAATTCTTTTTGAGGTTTGTTTGGTTTATCAACAAGAGATAAAGAACATTTGTCCATATTAATAACTTTTACTACATTACTTGTAATAATAATATAATATTTATCTTCTAGGAAGAATAAATGTTTAACTTTGTCGAGTATCCCCAATAGTTCTAAATCTTCGTTAGAAAATACACATTCATCAAAGAAACAAATATTGTATTCTTTGGAACTAGGACTATATGTAATTTCTATTATGAAGCATCCAAGTCTATGTTTTGTAACAATAGGTAGATGTTTAGATAATAATTTTATATCGTTATTATCTAATTCATAAGTTAATTTACCTTTATATTTCATAATTAATATTACTTGAGTTTGAGTTATTATTTTATCCTGTTTATACTCTAGAAAGGAACATAAAGAGTAATAATAATGAAGGTCTGATGTGGTTCATATGTGACAACACCGATGCTTATTCGAATTATATTGCACATTCCTCATAGATATACTGGACTACCTTGGAATAGACTTTCATCATAAAACATAAATATATGAGCTTATCCTACTCATTTTGCATAGCACAGTTAGGGCTGATTCACAGCTTTGATACTTTATCAGTGTAATGTTCTATACGCCGTTGCGTGCATAACCCTTAGTGGCGTGGATACTGTAATTTCCATAGTTCTATTATATTTACAGTTAGAACTAACAACATCTGTTTGGTTAATAATAAAAATATAGGCGTGCGTACACACATTGAGTTAATGTCGTTCCAATTACGGTCTTTACAATAACACCTATAAAATCTTTAATTATACCACATATTACTGCTGCGGTCAACAGGATCATACAACCATCATATGAATATGACATGTATACAACACTAATCAAAGATTAAAGACTAAGTACATTATTATACAACATACTTATATATGTAAGATGCTAATATGTGTAAGAAAAGAAGCGATGAGGATAGTCACCTTTTCACACACTCTCTTAATCAACACTTTACATTAATACTTCAGTCATCTCAGTCGCCGATGCGGCTATTCATGTAATTGTTAATCAAAGTGTTATAAATAAACAGGCGCATTTCTGAATTTATGCTAATCTCCTGTTCATTTATGAATGAAACAATAATAAATAAAAATCTAGAGCTGTACTATAGTCTCAAGCCTTGGCTCTAAAACAATGTACTATACAATAGTTATACATAATCTATGTTCTATTATGCATAATACATCATTATTTTGTTCGTCTGCTCGGTGTTGTATATGTACAGTAGACAATAGACCTCGCAGACGGAACAGAGGTGATTAAACCTCTGTGTAACTGCACTCAACAACACCTGCTTCGTCAGAAGCCATGATGTGGTTGATAGCGAACTTAGCTTCACCTTTGGAATAGACTCTTGTCGATTCCCAGCCAATGAATGTAGACAGCTTGCCTGTTTCTTCATCAGCACTGGTTCTACCAGTATTCGCCTCAACAAACTTGTTGAGTATAGCGGATGACTTAGGATCGTTAAGATCCAATTCACCGACTTTGTCTTTGTTTACAATGACTCGACCTTTAGAGGTCATAGCTTGATAATGTCCAAGCTCGCCACTGTCCTTGTTGACAGATCTGAACCATTTTGCGTTCATGATTTAATTTGTTTTAATGAATAATTAAAAAATACTTGTCGGGCAGAGCCCAATCTCAAGTATTAAGAGGGGTGTTAAGGGGGAATAGGTTCACTATCGCTCTTTACCGGGGTATATTTTATGGAGAAAAAATATATATAAATCAAGTTAAGTGTATAAAGAGCAAAGATTTTTGTCATTTTATTTGGATATTAATTTTATATTACATATCTTTGTCCCTGATAATTTAGATGAGAGAAATATCTAAGTTGAATATATTTGCGGTGCAAGTGCTCACTACCTAAGGACAATGGTACAGGACGATGAATGTGAGATTAGTTCAGCAATACTCTGAAGGGAGGCTGATAAGAGAGACTAAAAAATGACCCGACGAAGAAACGTGAATATAGGATCAATAATGTGTGATTGAATAGAAAATCACTCATAGTAGGTAATCTTATAACTCTAAATCAAAACTAAAAAGAGGGTGAATTATGCGTTCTAACCAAATTACATCTACTAATACTTCATATCCTTCTGCGGTTAATAATAAATTTATAACCACAGGAAATGGTTTAAATGCTACTGTAGTTTATGAGTAGCAAAGAATGTCGAATGATAAAATGACATTATTTTAAGGAGAAACTAAAAATTTCTCCTTTTTTATTTGTTTTTGTCAAAAATAATACATATCTTTGTGCAGTAATTAGAAGTAGTTGATTAGAATTAGAAAAAGAATTATTAGTAGAAACAATTAAAAATTAGAAATTATGTTAACATTAAAAATTATTACAACGAATATTGATGATGTCTCCCAAGTTTATATTTTTACAGGAGACATTATATCACATAAGGAATACTTTAGTGATGATCATTATTTAGCTAAAAAGAAAGTAGAAGAAAACAATACTATTTGGTATATAGGGTCATTGATAGAAAGCTCAAGTAAACAAAAATTTACAGCTTCTGATATTGAAATATTTGATGAAGATCGTGTTTGTAAAAACATAATCTTTGTAACAGCTAAAGCAGATTGTTATATCATGGAAAATGGTAAAACAATAGACAGTTTCTTTTTAACATACGAACAATAATAAATAAAATAACTACTTCTAATTATTTTAATATAAAAGTATTATGAAAATTATAGATTTAGATACAGGGGAACTTATAGAGGAATTAGATTACGGTGAAAGTAATTTCTTTACTAGTAGAGAATATTGGGCAGAGTATAAAAAGTGGTGTATAGATATGGAAAAAAGACAAAACAGATTATTTTATGAGAGATTCATTGAAGGTACGGAAACAGAACAGAAAATTGATTGAAGGAACTAGAAAGTTCTTAGGGCCTATTAATCCAAGAGAAGAAAAACCTACTGGTGATTTTTTAGGATTAGAGGTGAATGAATATGAGAATATGCAAAAGAAACATCTTAAAGCATATCTAAGAGGAGATGAGTATTTTAGATATAAAGGCAAGTGGTATAAAGTAGAATTTAAATTTGATAAGGATAATGCTTAAAAACAAAGTAAAAATTAAGAGAACAGGGGTTAATTCTAAATGTAAAACTAGTAGAAACAAAAAAAGTAAAATTTATGTCAAAAAATACAATGGACAAGGAAGGTAAAATAAAAAAGAAGAAAGTTTATATTGCGGGTAAGCTAAATGCAATGGCTGTTGATTATTTACATAACGTACATAAAATGATGGTTACTGCAGAACAAGTAAGAAACGCTGGATATTCTGTGTATATCCCTGCCATTGATTTAACAATGGGAATTATGTTTGGTTGGGAGAATTACGAGGATTACTTTGATAATTCACAACCTTGGTTAATGGTGGCAGATGCAGTATTTCTTACACCTGGTTGGGAAACATCTCCTGGCACAAAAAAAGAAATGGAATTAGCAGATAGTTTAGACATACCTATATTTTCAGATCTCAAAGCAATGAATGAATTTTTTAGTAAAGTTAAACAACCAACATTATTCTAATATGGAGAAGGGTAAGAAATACGATGGAAGAGATGGAGACTCACCAATGAAAGATAGATGGGATCTTTTACCATTAGATTGTATTGAGGATGTAGTTAAGATACTTAGTTTTGGTAGTAAAAAGTACGGAGATAATTCATGGCAACAGGTATCTGATTTTGAAGATAGATATTATGCTGCTTTAATGAGACATCTTGTAGAATGGAGAAAGGGAAATGTTAAAGATGATGAATCAGGGTTATCCCATTTAAGTCACGCTATGTGTAATGTAGTATTTTTATTGTGGAAAGAGAAACATAAAGAAGTATGATATTATATTTATTGATAATAACAGTAATTTGTGGAGTAGTTTTGTTTGTAGGTAATTTAAAGTTAAGGAAAGACTTAAAAATACAAATAGAATTAAATACAAAAATATTAAGTCAAAAGAAATCATCTGAAGTTAGATTAGGACAAATATCAGAGCAACTTGCTCCTTTTATAGATAATTTTAAACATGATCCAAAGAAGGCACATTTCATTGGAATGCCTATAGATTATATAGTATTTGAAGAAAATAATATTGTATTTTTAGAAATAAAATCAGGAGGAGCGCATTTAAGTCAAACACAACAACAGATAAAGAAATTAGTTGAGGATAAGAAAGTAATATGGGAAGTAATGAGGATAAATTAATTTAAATTAAAAATAGAAATGTATAATATACTACCAGTAAATGATTTAAAGGAGCATACTGAAGATTCAACTTGTGAATGTAAACCAAAAATCATTTTTGAAAATGGGGAAATGATAATAGTACATAATTCATATGATGGTAGAGAATTTATTGAAAAATTATTAATAACTGATAAAAATTAAATTAAAATGAAAACAAAAAGAGTAGAATTAGGTGACGCCTTTTACGTATTCACAGGATTTGGATTAGCTAAAGGACATGTTGTTAAATGTATTAATCAAAGGATTGTAAATGGAGATGGTTCTAGTTTTGATGGAACCCAGTATAAATTAAACATAGATGACTGGTATAATGACGGATCAAATTGTAACCATAAACATGGATTTTTTTATTGTGAAGATCAACTATTTAAAACTCCATCGGATGCATTATCAACAGAGGCATTGAAATGGAATATTTATAAATTAAAAATAAAAGAATAAATGGAGAAAATTAAAGACCTAAGTAGAGTGATACTTCCAGAAAAGGCAGTATTAGCAAAAATTTGTAAACCAAAAAGATTGATTTTGTCACCGGATGGTACAGAAGATAAAGATTCGTATGGTGAGATTATAGCAGTTGATAAAGCTGTAACAGATCTTAAAGTAGGGGACATAGTGATTAAGTATGGTGGTAGTATGTATGGTTATACATTAAATGCTGGAAAAAGTAATGAAACGACATATGCTATTATGCATAGAGGAAATATTAATATTGCAGTAACACCTGATAATTTTATTAACCCTGACATACTGACAGAATCCATTAGTGTTTAAAATCGGTATGTTATTTGATATGATCCTAAAAATTAAAAACTTAAAACTATGAGATTATTAGATTATGGATTGTATCAGAATTTTAAAACTCTAGGAGTATTTGGAGCAATATATGATATGCAGGAAAATGAAAATGAATTGATTTTTACAATGGGAGTACCAGGTTTAACGCAGGAGAATATTGATATACGTATTAGAGATGGAAGACGGCTAGTTGTTAAGTCTCTAAAAAGTTCAAAATATACACCTGAATTTAATTATACTTTTGTACTACCTTGTGATGTAGTTAAAAAAGAAACATATGCAAATATTGAAAATGGAGTTTTAGAAGTACACATTCAGAAAGACGAGGTTAAAGAATATAAAATTAAGTTACGTTAGCATTGTGTTGGTCGTTTGAATGATTACCCTAGTACCCTATATACTAGGGTTTTCTTTTATTTATAAATAAAAATGCAAAATAATTTGGAAAATTGAAAAATAATACATATCTTTGTGAAGTAAAATAAAGTATGAATTTAAAATAAGATTTATGACTGCAATAGATTTAATTATTGAATTATCAAAATTACCATCAGAACTAGAAGTTGTATACGATAATACGGCAAGTGGTGAAAAAGAATTTAGAATGGTTATCGTTGAGAATCTTGGAGAAATAGAAACTGATACAAAAGAAAGATATATTTTACTAAATTGTGATAATTTTGAAGAAGAACCTTCTGATGAAGATGATGATGAAAATTAAAATATAAGAAAATGAAAATATCAAAGGTATATGAGTTCGGGAGTAATCCTTTAAGGGTGGCAGAGAAGTTGATTGATGGAGAGAAGTATGTTATGTCTAATGGGGTAGTCTACAAGTGGGTCAATGGAGAACAGGATTTTGAATTTCTACTAGACTCCCCATTGGATTTAACATTAGAAAACAATACTGTTGAGAATTTAACTAATGTACAACTTAAACTATTTTGGAAGTTATGCAAATAGATTGTTTTAAAGAAGATAGTCTTACATTTAAGATAACTAATACAGACGGTGATAATGCTGTCGATATGTTTAATACCATATTAAAAAAATGTAAACGTGAGGCTGGAAAGAGGGGATTTAATAATATGTTTAATTCTGATGAAAAGGCTTTTATAAAAGAGTTCACAGAAAAAATAATGAACGATGAGGTTAAATATTAATACTACTCAAAAGAAAGTATATCGACAAATTGTAGAGGTAATGCGTAGTATTCCTCCACTAGATATGTTACGTAATAGGGATCTTGAAGTTCTTGCTATTTTGATGTATTATAACTTTAAATATAGGACAGTAGAGGAAACTATACGATGGAGAATTATAAATTCATCTAGCACAAAGAAAGAAATGCAAGATGCAATTAGTATGAGTGAGGATATATTTAATAACAATATGTCTCACATAAGGAAAGCAGGGTTATTAGATAAAGATAACAAACTGCCTTCTTTTTTACAAATTATAATTAGTGATAAATATGAAGTAAAATTTAATTTTAATATACAAGAAAATGAGTAATTATGCAGATAATGATGAGGAGAATTACCTTGATGATAACGATGATCTTTTAAAAGAATATGTGTTGCCTCCAGAAATTGATGAAAAAAGAATGGTCTTACAGATAATGGACTCTGGAGGAAATATAGAAGATATAATATTTGATATAGAGGAGATTTATAATTATGTAAAGAAAGCTTATGAGAGTTGTCCCGAAAGAAATTAAAGAGATATTATTAAGTGTTTCTTCTGAATTAAATCAACCTTATGACTTGGTTGAGGATGTATATTTTCATGAATTTCAATATGCTGGGGAACAGATAAAAAAAGGAGAAAAGAATAATCCTTCTACATTTGAAAATATATTATTAAAGCACTTTGGATCTTTTATATCTAACGATAGACATATAATAAAATTAAAGATGATTAATGATGAAAAGAATCGAATTAAAAGAGAAAAAGATCAGACTATTGATGGATGATATCTGGGATATTGTATATAAATTAAATTATAGAATTACAGACTCTAGACCATATATAGAAACAATTAGAACAATTATATACACTAAACGAGATGATAGTTTACCTAAAGTAAAAATTTTATGATAGACAAATATAACAAAGGTAATATATTTTGGGAAGTATTACCTGAATTTAGAGTTTTAGAAATCTTTGATAAATTATATAAACAAGATACAAGTAAGAAGCATGAACATAGTTCTACCATTATGTGGGCACTTGCTTTTTGTTTACGTAAAGAATCTCCTATGTATAATTTACCAAATAAATGGGAATTAGCTGCTAAAGATATAGTTTTAGAAGACAAAATGAATTGGGATAAATATGAGGATGAAATATTGGCTTTTAAACAGTCTTTCATGACTCAGGCTGAACGATCTCTCCTAGCATGGGAAGAACTAATGTTTAAAAGAGATAAGTACCTTAAAGCTCAGGAATATTACTTTGATCAATATATGACTGATGATAATGGAGATAATGTAACAAGTAAAACAGGTCAATTTATTACAGTTAAGGGTACTGCGGATCAATTAGACAGAGCTTTTTCTACTACTCCTAAAATGTATTCTGATTATTATAAGATAAAAAAGGAGATAGATGATGATGAGGTTAAAAGAGGAAGAGGTAATAAGATTAAATCAATGAGTGACTCTAATGAAATATAATGGATAAAAAACAAGTAGATAGATTTATAAGACAAGTGTCTTTAGATATTAAGGCAATTAAGTTTGAGGATGATGGTGAATATATTAAGATGAGTATTGGTAATTTCTTTTTAAAAAGGAAGATTACAGATGACTACGATTATGATATAAAGAAACTATTTGAAGACTTTATAAGAAATACAACCGCATATTACACTAATGTTTTCTGGGAGATATGATAAACAATAGTAATTTCCTTCTAACTGAAATTCCTAAATTTCATGCTATATCACAACAGTATGATAGGACTGCTTTCTGGAAAGAACAAAAACGGCGTATGATTGAAGGTTATTGGTCTGGTGGAAAATGGATGCCAGGTACGTTATATTATTATTGTAACTTTCATACTATAAGATTTGAAGAGGAAGGTGCTGCATCTAGGAGAATAGGTAGACCGTGGCTTAGAGATATCGAGTGGGAAAAGGCGTATGTGTACGAAGAGGCTATGGGATTTTCTGGATTCTCTAACGATAACATATATACATGCGATAGAAAATATGGCCCTGAAAAAGATAGAGCTTTAAAATTTGGATGGATAACTCAAGAACAATTAAATACTAAAACATATATTCCAGCTAGAGATTATTTACGTAAAATACATCCTGTTGATTTAGGAAATGCTTTATATAACAACCAGGCTAAGAATGTGTTAGACTTAGAGGCGAGGGGATGTTTAGCGAAAGGTACTAAATTATTGATGTTTGATGGTTCTAATAAAAACATAGAGGACATCATTATTGGCGACCAATTAATGGGAAAAGATGGTACTATTAGAACTGTATTGGATACTCATAATGGTGTTAGTCAAATGTATTCAATAAAACATACTAAGGATAATTCATTCGATGAGTTAATTGTTAACGAAAATCATCAAGTATCTATTAGGAAACGATTACATTTTAATGGTCAATATTCTGGTAAAAAAAGATTTAAAGGTTGGTATGAAACAATTTTTACGAATTGTCCTATAAGTGAATTATTTGAAAAACAAAGTTTGAATAGTTTTGAAAATCAATATTATAGGTATAAACCAGAAGTGCCTTTATTGTTTAAAAAAAAGAATAATGTAACTATAGATCCATATTATCTTGGATTATGGCTTGCTGATGGCAGATCTAATTGCACATCTATAAAAATAACGGATGCTTTTTTGTGGACATATTTAAAGAATTTTGCGAATGATAATAATATTAAATATAGTGAAAAAATAACAGAAGCCGAAAATTATGATAGACATAGGAAAGAGGCAAGGGAGTATTATTTTTATGATGATAATTTTAGACAAAAATTTAAAGATTATCATTTAATATTAAACAAACATATTCCAGAAGATTATCTTGTTTCGTCTGAAGATATTAGACTTAAATTATTGGCTGGGATTATAGATGGGGATGGCACTTATGATAAAAAATGTAAAAACTTTATTATATATGTTGGATTAGATGAAAAGTTAGCAAGACAATATCTATTTTTATGTAGGAGTCTTGGGTTTATGGCTACCTTAAATTGTAGAGAAAGAGGATCTTACAAAAAGATGTTCCAAATTATATTAAATGGGGATTTATCCAGAATACCTACATTACTAAATAGAAAAAAAGCACCAAAAATAAATCATAGAAATGCAATATTTTCTAGTTCTATCCAGATAGAAAAACTTAATATTGGTAAATATTATGGGTTAGTTGTTGATAAAGATCAAGAATATTTATTATCTGATTTTTCAGTAGATCATAATAGTGGTAAGAGTTATTGGGCGGGATCTTTAATACTACATAACTTCTTATTTGATGGTGCGTATAATTATGATACATATTTACAAAATAAAAAAGAAGAAACTCCTTCTACGTCAGATACAGTAGTTGGTGCGATAGAGAGTAGATATGTAGATGTATTACTTAAGATGGTAAAAATAGGGATGGAACATCTTCCCGATAAACAAATCATAAACAATGAAATATATCCATCCCCATTGTTTGTAAACTCTACTGGATCATTATCTTCTGGAAAAACATTAACATCATCTATAGGATCAGTTATTAACATAAGAACATTTTTAGATAACCCATTGAGTGCTAACGGTACTAGACCTAATAGAGCATTTCTTGAGGAAGTTGGTTTTCTTGAAAATATTGTAGAGGTATGGGGGGCATTAGAATCAACACAGGCATCTTCTGACTTTAAAAACTTAGTTATATATGGATTAGGAACTGGTGGGTTATCAACACATGGTGCAGTAACTTATACTAAAGAGATATTTTACAATCCTGAGGAATTTAACTGTCTATCTTTTGATGATATATGGGAGAACAAAGGGAGGATAGGATTTTTTATGCCCGCAACACATACTATCAATAAATTTAAAAAAGGTGAAAATCTCATTACTGATGAGGTAAATGCTAAGATATATGTAGAGGAAGAAATAAATAAGGCTAAAGCGTCTGGTAATAGACGTAGATATATGGCTGAGATTATTAATAAACCTCTTAAACCATCAGATATATTTTTAACAGTAGAAGGTAATTTCTTTCCTATTGACGACATCAGAGAACATTTAGCAAGTATTGAAAATAATAAACGTATTTTAAAGGCAAGTTGGAAAGTTGAATTTTACATTAAAGACGGGAAGGTAGAATGGAATGTTTCTAATAAACCTGTATTAAGAGAGTTCCCCCATAGAAGAGGAGATATATTAGATACGGCAATAGAAATATGGGAGTTACCAAAAACAGATTCTTCTGGGAAACCTCCATATGGAAGATATTTAGCTTCTCTTGACCCAGTTGATAATGATGGCGGAGATGATACAGAACATTCATTATTATCTGGATTTATATTAGATAGTTGGACAGATAGAATTGTTGTAGAATATTCAGGTAGAACTAAACTTGTGGATGAATTTTATGAACAATGGCGGAGATGTCTTGTTTTTTATAATGCTATATGTAATTATGAAAGAAACTTAAAGGGATTTTATCCTCATATGAAAAAGAATACCTCATTACATTATCTTTGTGATCAACCAGAAATACTTAGCGAAAAGGGTTTAGCAACAAGAAATGGTGCAGCAGTTGGTAATCAAATTAAGGGAACACATTGTACTATCCCAATTATAAACTGGGGGTTAGAGTTGTTATTAACCTATATAAATAATAAGGCATATGAACAAGGGGATATAGTACAGGATGAAAATACAGATGAGGCAATATATATAAGAAATTTATCTACTATTAGATCTCCTGCAGTATTACAAGAAATGTTAGCCTATAATAGTGAAGTAAATGTGGATAGAATATCTTCATTAATACTGTTAATGATACTTAGGGAAGATAGAATAATGTTATCTAAAAATGCTTTTAATAAGAAAGTTGAAGTAGTTACTACTAATAAGTTTTGGGATAAGGCTTATAAGAGATCTCCAAATCATTATTTTAATCCATATGGTAATAAAAATTAATAGTTATAATACAATTAAAGTATATAAACTATCCACTTTTTTAGCAGATTATTTTTTTATTACAATCTTTATTATTATTTTTGCGTAAATTTATTTAACATGGATATTTTAGGAGCGTATAATCAAATATTTTTTCCTCAACAAAAAATCTCTACCGACAAAAAGGATGAATCATTTTATAAAAAATGTATAGACTCCTGTGAGACAATGCTTTACTATAGAAGTGGGTTGAGTCGTACTAAACAAATAGATATAGAATCCAATTTAAATGTGTATAAAGGAATAGCTATTCCAGATGACATGGAAAAAATGTTTAATCCTATGGATTTAGAAGGCATTACATTCCCATCTGAGACACGTAATTATCCTATATGTGCACCGAAAATTGATTTGTTAGTAGGAGAGGAATGGATGAGAAGAGATTCGTGGATGATTCGTAGTATGAATGAATCTGCAATTTCTAGTAAACAAGATCAGCAACAGGAAATGCTAATGCAACTTGCACAGCAAGAAGTTACAAATCCAGAGTATTCTGAAGAAAAGACTCAAAAGAATATCCAGAAATTAGGTAAGTATTTAAAATATAATTGGAAGGATAGCAATGAGTTAACTGCATCTAGATTACTTAGTTACATTTATAAGGAACAAAATCTCAAGAAAAAATTTAATGATGGTATGGTTGACCATCTTGTAACTAGTAGAGAAATATATAGAATAGATGAAGTTAATGGCGAAGTCATAGTTGAAAAATGCGATCCTAGACAGATACATACTCTTGGTTATACAAATGATTTCAAGATAGAAGATGCTGATATTATTATTCAAATACATTATCTTCCTGTAGGAAAAGTAATTGATGAATTTTATGATTTTCTTTCAGATGATGATATTAAATATCTAGAAGGCGGTATTGCTGTCAAGAAAGATGAAGGGGTATTAAATTATAGTTATGTTAATCCTAGACTATATTTTCCAGTTAATTTATCAGACGATGATCCTAGATTACTTGAAGTAGACAACGAAATGTCTAATTATGGGTATGTTGGGCCATTTGATGATAAAGGAAATATTCGTGTTGTTAGAACTAGATGGAGAGGTAGAAGAAAACTTGGAAAGCGTACATATTTTGATGAATATGGGGATGAACAAATAGATTGGGTTTCTGAAAATTATAAACCAGATCCAGAAAAAGGCGAGACAGTTAAATGGAAATGGGTAAATGAAGCATACGAAGGTGTTAAATTAGCAGGTAGAATATATGTTAAATATGGCCCACGTAAATTTCAATTAAGACATATAAACAATAAATCTAGATGTGATTTAGGATTTATTGGTACAGATTGTGGTATTTCTATGATGAGTAGAATGAAACCATTTCAATTTGCATATAATGTATACATGCGTAGATTAGAATTATTATGTGCTAGATTTGGTGGCCCAATTATAGAACTTGATACATCAAAGATTCCCGATGATTGGGAACTTGATAAATGGATGTATTATCTTCATGTACTTGGATATATGATTGTAGATCCATTTAATGAAGGTAAAAAAGGTGCTGCACAAGGTAAATTAGCTGGTAATTTTAATACTACAGGCAAGGCTATATCCCCAGATATAGGTAGCTATATCCAACAGAATATTGCCATGTTGCAATATATTGAAACACAGTTAGGTACTATAGCTGGTGTGACTAAACAAAGAGAAGGGCAAGTCGACAATAGAGAAACTGCTAGTGGCGTTGAAAGGGCTGTAACACAGTCATCTCATATTACTGAGAGATGGTTTAGTATTCACGAAGATACAAAACGTAGAGTATTACAAGCTTGTATAGATGTAGCTAAACAAACTTATAAAGGTAAAAATGTAAAAGCTGATTTTATTTTAGATGATATGTCTAGAGTAATGTTAGATTTTAATGGGGATGATCTTGCATATACAGATTTTGATATATTTGTAAGTTCTTCTGCAGAAGATATGAAGATCAGACAGACTATTGAAAGTCTTGCACAAGCAATGGTTCAGAATGGTTCTCCTGCATCTGTTTTAGTTAATGCTATTAAATCTGATAGTATTGCTGAAATGACAAGATTACTTGAAGAAGCAGAAACTACAAATGCTGAAGCACAACAGGCGCAAGAAGATAAAAAGTTGCAATCTGCCCAAATAATACAAAAAATGTTAATGGATGATAAAGAGGCAGATAGAGAAATGAAAAAATATGAAGTAGATATGCAATGGCAAATTGCTGTTTTACAGGCAGAAACTAAAGGTGGTGAAGCAGAGTTAATGTTAAAAATAAAGGAACATGAAAATAAAGTTGCCTTAGAGCATTCTAAACTTGAAGAAACAAGACGAAGTAATCAAGCAAAAGAAGAAGAAAGTACAAGGCATAATATTGAAACGGAGAAGAAATCTAAACAAACAACTAAAGCGTAAATTATGACATTAGAAGAGATTGTAAAATTTTTGAAAGACAAACCTTATGCTAAAGAAATGGGCGCAGGTAAATTGTCTAAATGGTTTAATTGTGATAGAGAAACAGTTTATAAAGCAAAAGAAATAATTAGACAAGCAGATGTAAAAAAAATTAAAAAGCCAAAGTTGTTATTTTTAGATATTGAGACAAGTCCCTTAAAATCATATACTTGGCGATTATGGAAACAAGATATACCAACAGCAGCTATTATTTCAGATTGGTGGATGATTTCCTGGTCAGCTAAATGGGCCGGTGAAGAGGGTGTATTTTCACAAGCAGTTACAAGTAAGGAAGCATTACAAGAAGATGATAGTAGAATTGTTCATACATTATGGCATTTATTAAATCAAGCTTCAATAGTCTGTACTCATAACGGGGAAAAATTTGATATACCTAAAATAAGATCTAGATTTTTAATACACGGGTTACCACCAACTAGACCATATTTACAAATAGATACTCTCAAAGTAGTTAAAAAGGAATTTGGTTTTTCTAGTAATAAATTAGATTATATTGCTCAGGTATTAGGTTTGCCTGGTAAACTTCCAACAGGATTAGATCTATGGATCAAATGTATGGAAGGAGATTCCGCAGCATTAAAAGTAATGGAGGAATATAATCGTAATGATGTGATTGTTTTAGAAAATGTATACATGTTGTTGAGACCATTTGTGAAAACACACCCAAATTTTAATCTTTGGAGTGAAACAAATGATCCGGTATGTCCTCATTGTGGTAGTAAAAATATTGTTCCTGAAACTGGAGGATATTATACTCAAACAGCTCAATATGATTTACACAAATGTTTAGATTGTGGAGCGATTTCTAGAGAAAGGAAAACTGTTGTACCAAAAGAAAAAACATTATTAGTAAGCATTCCTGGTCGATAATTATTAAGTAAAGTGTATAAAGAATCAAAATTTTTGCCAAAACATTTGGAACTTATTAAATTAATAAATATATTTGCAAAATTAATGGAGAAATATTATGGAGAAGAGAGAAGGATTATTTGATGTTAGTCTGGACAGTATGTTAAATTTTACACCTATTGAGGTGAATGCTGCATCAGATATAGAATTTCCTGGGGAAACAATACGATCAGGAAATGAAAAGGATAAAGAAAAAGAAGAGGCTGATAAAAAAGCCAAAGAAGAGATAGATAAGAGTCTGATTGATTTAGATTCTACAAAGGAAAATGGTAATGAAGATAATGAAGAGGAAGGGGAAGAAGAGAATGAAGATATTTCGGAAGAACCCTCGTCTAACACAAAACCTCCTCTAGAAAGCAAAAAGCAAAAAAATTCTTCTCCATTGACTCCGTATGCTCAATTGCTTGTTGACGAGGGCGTTCTTCCAAATTTAGATATTAAGAAATTTGATGGTAGTGCAGATAGTCTTAAAGAGGCTATGGTAGAAGAGATAATTGGAGCCGTAGATTTATATAAGGACTCATTACCAGAAAAGATTAAACATTTGATTAATAACTATGAAGAAGGTATTCCTTTAGAAAAGTTATTAGAACTCGATAAAATTGAGACAGATGTTGAAAAAGTAACAGATGAAAAACTAGAAGAAGATGTATCTTTACAGAAACAATTAGTTACTGAATACTTAAAGAAAACAACTAAGTTTTCTGAAGCAAAAATTAGTAAAGTTGTAGATGGATATGAAGATTCTGGTGAACTTGAAGAAGAAGCGAAGTCTTCTCTAGCAGAGTTAAAAACATTTGTTACGACAGAAAAGAAAAAGGAATTAGCAAATGTAGAAAAACAAAAAGCTGATGTTAATGCACAGAGACAAAAAGATTTAGTTGCATTACAGGAGAAGGTTAAAACTACAGAAGAAATAATTCCAGGTATCAAATTGAACGATAAAATTAGGCAGAATTTATTTGCTGCTATGACTACCGCAGTTGGATACGATCAAGCAGGTAGACCTGTGAATAAGATAGTTGCAGCAAGACAGGAAAATCCTGTTGAATTTGAAATAAAGTTGCATTATTTATTTGAGATAACAAAAGGATTTACGGATTTTAGTAAACTAGCAGAAAAAGGAAAAAAAGATGCTAGTAAATCATTTGAAGAAGCAGTAGATAATTTAGATAAAAATGAAACATTTAGGGAGTCTACTACATCTACTACAAGTAAAAAATCGGCTGATTTTCTTAAATCATTAACAAAAACTTACAACCTCTAATACCTATTTAATACTATATAAAAATGAAAGTTTTTCCAAATCAAGTTTATGAACCCAAAGATTTCTCTGGCTTGGTTACTGAGAATAACCTAGGGCAACTCTTCCAAGAGAAGCCTATTCAGATATCACAATATATCGAAAGGTTATACGAAGTAAATCTTGCAGATGATATGCTTACTCTTTTGAACAAATATCCGACATTTGAAATCGAGGATGATAGAGAGTATGAATGGATGTTACAGGGATCAGATGAAAAAAACATTGCTCTTACTGCTGCTTATATCAAGTCAGCTGCTCCTGCATTACAGGCAGTTGCTGCTACTGATCAGGTAGGTAAGAATGGTGGAGTTTTCTATCTATTGTTTCCTGAAAAATTATTTTTCATTACTAACGTAATCGTTGGTAATAAACCAGATCTTTATAAAGTCAGAATTCGTAAAGAAGGTGAGTCTTATGGGACTGGCTTCTTATATGAATGTGAATTATTTACTGGTAACCCAGATGCTTATATTCCTTATGATGAATTGATCGCTGGTACTCTTTGGAGTGTAGAATATTCAATTAGTGAACAGACTCTGTCAAAAGATGCTTCTGACATTAGCTTTACTTCTCCATTCAAAATGAGCAATAGGCTTTCAATGCTTAGGAAGAAACATACTGTTCCTGGTAATATGATTCTTAAAGGTGCTAACAATCCTCTTGCATTTACATTTGCAGACCAGGATGGTGTACAGCATACTAGTTGGCTTAATAAATTAGACTGGGAATTTATGAAATCATTCCGTAGAGAGAAAGCTAGGCTTTTGTTTTATGGAACAGGTAATAAAACAGCTGATGGTAACTACAATCAGTTTGGATCGTCTGGATTTGAAATCAAAGCTGGTCTTGGACTTCGTGAACAGATAGCTCCTGCAAATACGTTTTATTATAATACGTTTAATATTCAGAACCTTGTCAAATATGCGCTTGGTCTTTCAGTAGGGAAACTTCCTGAAGATCGTAGGAAATTTGTTATTGGTTCAGGTGAATATGGACTGTCAATGGTTAGTTCAGCTATCGAGGCTTATGCTGGTGCTGCTGCCATTACTTATAATAGGGTAGATGCACTGACTGGTGGGCCGAAAGCTCGTTATACAAAACCTCAGTACATTAGTATGGCCGATATCAATGGAATTGAATTTGATTTTATTCATATTCCTGATTATGATAATGAAACCAGAAATAAACTAATGCATCCGGAAGGTGGTACATGGGAATCACGTAGACTTACCATCATGGATTTTGGAACAGCAGGTGCTCATCCAAATATTCAGCAAGTTAGAATTAAAGGTCAGCCGGAGGAACATGGTTATATTCCTGGACTTCGTGATCCATTCTCAACAGGTGGAAAAGGTAAACCAAAAGTAATGGTTACTCCTGTTGATGGATATGAAATTCATAAAGCAGACTGGGTTGGTATAATGGTGCGCAATCCAATGAGAATGGGCGAATGGGTGCCTACCGCTCTGGCTTAGAGATAGTTATATAGATAAGGAGGGGTGAGTATCCCCTCCAAATTTATAATGAAAAACCATACACATTGTTTATATTGCAATAAGCCAATGGAGGTTGATAAATACACTAATAATAAAATGTATTGTCGTCCAACATGTAGAAAAAAGGCTTATAACATGAAAATGTTTGGGGAGAGTAGTATGAACCCAGAATCCGTAAGAAGATTTAAACTACTGAAAGATAGAGGAGAAAAATGTGAAATATGTGGATTTGAGGCTATAAATAAGTGTCAATTAGATATAGATCATATAGATAGTAATTCAAAAAATAATGATTTTTCAAATTTGCAAATTCTCTGTGCAAATTGTCATAGATTAAAAACCTTTCTAAACAAGGATTATAGAGAAAGAAAAGATAAATTAGGAGAAGAAAAATAAATAAAAAACGGAGTTAAAAATGGAAACAACTTATTTAGAGAATAAAAAAGTAACTGTTAAAATTGTAAATAAATATAGAACTGGGTTTGATAGAAAAAGTGACGGAAGTACATTGTATACTGGTTGTAAACAGATATTTCAATTACCAACAAATCAATATGATCGCTTAGTTCCTATTTTAA